TCCTGCGCTTTCTTCTGAACTTCCTTCTGCTTGTTCAGTTTCTTTTGTTGGGCAATCTGTTTCTGAGCACGCTCAGTTTCTGAAGGTCCATCCTTCTTATCATCTGCCTCAACGATGTGTTGTTCTTGTGCCATTTTTTTCTTTGCTCGCTTTTCTCGGTTGGATAAAATACGGTTTACAAGTTTACGACCTGCTTTAGTTCTACCATCATATTTCTTTTTCTTCTTTTTAGGAAGACCAGGAGGTTCATGTGCTGGAGGTAGTGCAACATTAGCACCAGAACCAACAGCATTTGTTGGTTCCTCCCACATGGAATGTCTCGCTTGTTGTAGAAGTTTTCTGATGTTTTTCATATTCTATTTAGTTCTTCTAAACATTTGTCATCTGGTTTAAGACCATCCAAATAATTATCTGGCATCCTATTAAGATATAACAAAAAAGATTTGAGAACTGGCCAACAATTACTTTCAATCTTAAAAAATAAGAGAGGTACTGTGGCGTCATTGAAAACATTGAAGAGTAAAATCAAATGATTTAATATCAAATGATGTTTAAGTATACCAGAATTTAGATACTTTCGCATCAGTTTCTTGACATACTTAAACCTTTTCAGATCCTCATCAAACTCTTCTTTAGTTGTACAATGCGGATTATTATAATGTTTAATCGCAAAGAAGATATAGTTATCTTCGTTCAGTTCATCAAATCTCATCTATTCATCAGGCAACAGTTAGGGCAGCGGCAGAGGAAACTACTTCTTCAGCACCAGTGTCGGTGGTAACTTTGACTCTGTACTGATTACCATTGTCGCCAGCAGCAGTTGCAGCAGTGGTGAAGGAAGCAGAGTTTGCACCAGAGATGTCAGCGAAGTCAACACCAGCGTTCGTGCTAAGTTGCCACTGATATGCAAGTGTTCCAGAACCAGTAGTAACGGTTGCAGCAACAGTAAAGGTTGCAGTGTTACCAGCACTAACAGAAGCAGCAGCAGGTTGAGTACCGATGGTGATAACAGCAAGAGCATCAGCAGCAATTGTGTCATCGGTGAAGTCACCAGAAGTTCCAACAGCAACATTCAGATGTGCAAGACATTCTGCCTTATGACGGGTGTCGCCACCAACATCATAAGTCTTATAGAGCCACCAACCAGGACCCCAAATACCACGTTTTTTGTTTACTGCAAGTCCTGCTTCGGTGGAGTCTGCAAAAATAAGTTCTCCAGGTGAACTGTCACCACCTTTAATTACATACTCAGCAACTGCCTTAGGAGCAGTACGACGGACTGCACCAGCGAGGGCAGCGTCAGTAGAACCAGCATATGCTTTATGCAGTTCAATTGCAGTTGTGCTGGTTACTTCTTTGACGAGATACGAAACACCGTCAAGAACCAGGATGTCTCCTACATCTACGCTATCTGCAGCGTTCTTTGTAACAGTGGCGTCAGCATTAGTGACAGCTACAGTGTTAGCAAAGGTCGCGGCATCAATTTTTCCGAGAATTGCCATTGGTCTCCCTAAAAGTACTGTGTGTTATTCTTTATATATTTATAATTTACAAAAAAAGGGGAGTTGTTCTCCCCCCTAAGATTAAATTTTGAATAGGTATCAACCTTCTTCTTCTCTAGCAGCAATTGCTTTGGTAACAACTTCTAGCAGTTGATCATCCATGTCAGTCTTGGTCAGCTTAACCGCTTTACCCAAGATAAGAAGACAGATCTCAACCAACTTCTCACCGAGTTCTTCATTTTCTGGAATCTTTGAAACAGCATCAGAAATAATTTTTGATGCTAGTGGAAGTAAAAATGCAAGCATGATCTTATGGCACAGTTCTCAGCTATTTATCATTTACTATTTTATTTTAGCATGTAACCATCCTGTACAAATATACTTGTTCCCACTCACAGGAGGAACCCCACGATGAGAATAGTTCCAGGTGCATGGAAAGAAACAAATTCTACCTTGCTTTGGTTGAACTTTAGTACCATCCATAAACTCTGTGTATCCACCTTCATTTACATCATTAAGATACCAAATAAAAGTAACAATTCTTTCACCGAATTTTTCAGGTCTTTCATCACCGAAACCAAAATCATTATGCCAGTGATAAAATCCTCCTGGAATAGTTCTCTGAATTTTATATCCCCTATCCCAAAGATTTGCATAACATTTACCTGCTGGAAGAGTATTAATATACTGCTCAAAATAATTTTTATAGTTGGCAGCGAGAGATTTAAAAAACACAGCATCTTCATCACCCCATCCATTAGAAGGTGTGATGAAAAGATCATCAGATTGTTTTACTTCTAAATTGACAACGCCATGTTTAGTAATTCCCCCAGGTTCTGCACGACCATCATCTTCAAATTTTTGAATTACATGTTCACAAAATTCAGACGACAAAACATCATCTTTAACAAAGATGAGATCACTAAATTGTTTCATACTAAATTAATTAATCAAGCCTTCTTCATTTTCTTGGGTGCAGGACCGTCGCAACCACAACCTTCTTCAACTTCTTTTACTTCGGGACAGCACTCTTTGCCATGAACATCACAGTCAGTGCCTTCCTTAGTTTCGTTGCACTTCTTTTTACCATACTTTTCTTCAAGACCCATCTCGGTTCTCCAATCTGAGAACTCTTCTTTCTTAGTGGCGATTGCCTTACCGATTGCCTTACGACGCTTCATCAGATACTTGTCTGATGAATCCTTATCACCGTCGTTATCTACATCGCCATCTTCCTTGCCAACGGGATCAAGTTTCTTCTCATCAAGATCCTCTTCTTTAACGCAGTTAGGAACAACCTTACCGCCTTTCTTCTTAGTACCCTTTGCTTTATATCCATCCCAACATGAATCAGCACCAACGTTCTTGCGTGCTTGCTTCATGCTACCTTCAAAGATTCCGCCTCTAGAAAGATTAGAAACAGCAGCATCCATCAGTGATGATGCAAACTCATCTGATACTTCCTGCTTGTTCTCCACTTCACCGAAGCATTCTTCACCACCAATGCCTGCAGCAGATCGCTTAACCAAGTTTTCTGAATAGCTATCGTTGTACATTTCTTTCTGGGTACTTTTTCTTTTATTTATAGTAGTAGACCATTTAGGAGTTTTAGTCTTACCATATCTTTCTTTCTTTTGACCAGGAGTAAGATCTTGTAACCACTCTCTAGTCTCATCAGTACCAAGTTCATGAACCTCACTGATGTCAGAAATCCAACTTCTAAATGTCTTATGATTTTCATCTAAGCAGATAACATAGTTTGGTCCGCGTCTAATAATAGTGCCGACCTGATCATTTCCATTCTTTACTTTCATCCCTTCTGGGAAGATCTCATCATTATAATATTGTTCACGAGTGTAAACCTTAGAGTACTCTGAAAAGTTATACATTAATACTTAGATTCTATCGTACTATTTATTATTTTAACATAATGTCTCTAATGTTATCCATCAATTCCTTACAATCTCTATCAGAAACTGTTCTGGGAATTCCCGATCTAAATGTATTAAAGTCTGATTGACATGCTGCTGCTCTCATCTTACTAGCAGACATACCCTCAGCACCATCGGCGTCGGGATCTCTCTCACCAGCAGATACTACTTCTAACTTTCTAAATGTATATTCAATACCATTATACTTACTAATCATTTTATCGTATGACTGCACGCGATCAGATCCGCAAACAAGCACGCAGTCATGATATGTTCCTTGCAATTGTTGAAGTGCATGAATAATAGTTTTAACCCCAGTATCATAAATGATATTACTATTCATAGAAGGAAACATCTTCTTCATCATTTCAGACTTTGTTCTAGAGTCTAATGGATTTTTCTTTTTATCTTGAGTGTGTGTAGGATAGATAAAGAAATCATCCTGACCAGCAATGTTCTTAACTGCCTGCAGAAGTTTCTCATGCCCGATTGTTGGTGGGTTAAATCTACCCCAAGCAAATACTACTCGTTTCATTTATCTCCTGATACCCAGTCTTTGGATACATTAAAGTTTGCTACACTAAATGACAAACGATCAACCAATTTAACAGCATTTGTACCACCACTAACTGCAACATAACCTTCTGGTGCTGTAACTTCATAACCACCTTCAGTCTTAAGATAAGTACCAATCCGCTCACCTTTCTCAAGTTTGCGAATGAATACTAATTTCGCTTCCTGTAATAACTTATATAGTTGAACAGTGCTGTTTAAAGCACTTTTATTGTTCTCAACAAACTCAAGACCATCAAACATTTTCTTAAGTTTGGTTGCTTTTGCCTTGGGAGTCTTGACTTTATCTACTGCCTTTTGACACTCCGTTTCAAAATACTTTGTAAACTCTTTGTAAAAAGTATCGGGAGTGGGAACAGTCTTTCCTTGGCGAACATAAGCATTAAAGAAGATCTTCAGTCGTGGTCCAATAGTTAACTGATCCTTAGCAACAATCTGCTCTGCGACCTCATCTAAGAATGATCCTGCAGAACGCACCATCGCTGGTGCCTGAGTTCTTAGTTGACTTAACTTATTTTTTTCCGCAGATGTCAACAATGTATCAGTTCCTAATTGTCCTATCTCAGCACTAAGAACTAAAACATCCTCCGAAGATCTCAACTTACTTACATCATAACCAAACGAAGCATTCATCGTACTAACATCACTACCACTATATGATGTATGAAATACTACGCCAATCTTTGCTCTCTTTGCTTTCTCATAAAGATCACTATCTTCTGGGATAGCATATGTAATGGTGTTAGGTTGGAACGTAATGCAGTTCTTGCCATCAATAACCTGCTGCTTTTTGTCAGTGGTGAATAGAAGATCACCCTGTGCTACACCTTGTATACCTAACGCTGGAAAATACTTGAGTGATGCTTTTAATTTTTCTACCAATCCTGCAGCATGACCATGATTCCTATCAACGTCAGAATCAGCATAGTTAATCTTAGCATCCTTATTGAATACTGATTTAGTTCCAACAAAGAAGTTACTCGTACCAGGATAGATACCACAGAATATAGCTGGTGCTCCATCCCACTTAGTAGTAATCTTAAATGCATTGGATCCACCAGTGGTGAATGTCTTTGCTAGAAGATCTAAAAATTTAAATGCATCAGTAGCACCATCCTTACCGTCAAGTAAAATGCTATCCTCTAAGTGTTCTAAGTGAGTGTTCTTGCTCATCCGATGTAGTCCTCCAGACCAGAGCGTTTCTCAACATAATTACGGATCGCTTTGGGAACACCACCAGTTCCTTTCTCCATCTTGAATCGGAACTGTACTAACTCATACTTCTTATTATCATTCTTGTTAGTTCCAGAGATCCTAACTGTAGGTAATCCACTAGCACCGACAATGTATTCAGAACTTAATGTAAGATTAGGAGGAACATCTGCATCAGGAAGTCCAACTAAAGCAACCTTTAATTTTTTAAAATCATATCTATGAAAAGTATCACCCTTGATCTCAACCAGTGCTACATTCTCTTCTTTATATGTTGCAAAATTATCTAATACTTCAACAAACTCCTCTAACCACACTTTGTTACCAAACTTTCTTTCTAGTTGCTGATTAGCCCAGGTATAAACTCTCCTCATAGTATCAGCAGCAACCTCCTCTGTGGTTCCTCTCATCTCAGCAGAGTCAGCATAGATCTGTTGAACTACACCAGAAGTGGATGGTCTACTACCAAGAATCCTGCCCCACAAATCATCAGTCTTATCCATAGTCCACCCACCAACCTGAGCAAACTGATCTACATCTCTCTTCAATGAAATCTGAGTCAGTCTTAATTGCGTGCCATTAGTATTACCAGGAATACTAATGTTCTTAGAGTTGTTAATAACAAGGTTTACATCAACCTTTGTTCCTGTCTCATCACCAATACCATCCGCGATCACATCAATATAATCTTTCTTGCCATTGCGATACATCATCAGTGCCGCAGTATTGATCTCCTGTGAGTTTGCATAAGAGATGCACGATGGCATCAATTGTCTCAGCACCTCATACTCATCAGGATCACTAGTGAATAGCATG